ATAACTTAGTTTCAGGTTCAGCTGGAACAGTATTTACAGGAGTAGATGCAAATGGTTGGACGGCAAATTCAGGTTCATATGGTTGGTTTATGCCAGACATAGGATTGATATTATTAAATGGACCTGCATTAGATGGAACATTTGCTGATGGTGGTATTAACTTAGGTACAGGTAGAAATGGTAATACTGCAGATAATAACCCACAAAAATTATTTAATAGATTAAATCTAGGTGGTGAGGCAGCAACTAACCCAGGATGGACTTTAAACTCAAATGAACAACTTTCATCAGACTTTGTATTTGTAAGAGCAAGAGCAGATGAATTTAATTATTCGACAAACCCATCATTTATATCAGGTTCTACGGGAGCTGTGTTATTTGATTCATTTATTAACGACCCACAAGTATACATTACCTCAGTAGGTTTATATAATGATAATCAAGAGTTAGTAGCAGTAGCTAAATTATCTAGACCATTATTAAAAGACTTTACTAAGGAGTTGCTTGTAAGAGTCAAGCTAGACTTCTAATGGATGAGTGCGTTCAAACAATTTACAACAAAGGATGTTATTCAAACACCCTTTATAGCAGATAAAGGATGGATATTATCTGGTAGTTCTGAAATTACTGGATCAGAATATGGTATCAATATTTTTTATGGTATAAACCATCCTATAGGTTCTACTAATTATGATACCCAAACTGGGTTTGTTTACTCTGCATCACAAGGAAATGTTTATAACAGTGCTAAACATCTTTACTACACTAATTTCCTAACTCAAAGCACAGGTGATAATGCAACTACACAAAGTGTAACACCAGGGGCAACCAGAGAAGATGATTATTTCTTCGGTCCTATTATAGCCCCAAGATTTGATAATTATTTACAATCAACTTTAGAACAAAATCGATTTTTCCCAACTGGATCTGGAGCAAATGGAACTATTACTACAATATCTATACCTCAAAAATTATTTGGTGAAGGAATAGTACCTAATACTTTTAAATTTACATATACAGAATCAGCAGCTTTCCCAACTGGGGTTCAAGTTATAGATGATGGTGAAGGAAATCTTATAAGTAGCTCTATAACATCATCAGGTGGAGATCTTAATACTGATTTAGTTGTTGGACAAATATTTTATAATCAAGGAATAGCAGTTTTTACAACAGGAAGCAACAATGGTAATAATTTAGGAGCCCTAGCAAAATACATTGGATCAGATCTTCGTAAAATGAAATTTGAATTTTCTTCCTCAATTACTATTTACGAACAACAATATAAATGTACAATTTTAGAAAACGAATTTGGTTACTCAACTAATCCTACGTTACTTAAAAACAGTGGTGGTACTGGAAGTTATAATGTTGAATATTATGACTACGTTACATCATCATTTTTTGAACCATATGTGACTTGTGTTGGATTATATAATGAAAATACTGAGTTGGTAGCTGTTGGAAAATTGTCATTTCCATTACCAATTTCACAATTTACAGACACAACGATCATAGTTAACTACGACGTATAATGAACAATTGGATATATCAAAACCAGGAAGTAGATACTGTATCTGACTTCCCAGATAATACCTACGGATTTGTTTATAAAATAACACATCTACCTACAGGTAAAAAGTACATAGGTAAAAAAATACTATTTTTTACTAGGAAAGTAAAACTAACAAAAAAAGATTTATTAGAGTTTGAAGGTGTAGTAGGTAGAAGACCTGCATATAAATTAGCAGTAAAAGAATCTGACTGGAAAACATATTGGGGATCTAATAAAGAAATATTAGAATTATCTAAAACAGAACCAGATGACCACTGGGAAAGAGAAATATTAGCTGCGGCCCCAAGTAAAAAATTACTTACTTATTATGAAACAAAATTTCAAATGATTTATCAAGTATTAGAAAAACCTGAAGAATTTTGGAATGATAATATTTTAGGAAAATTTTATACTAAAGACTTTCAGTAATATAGCTTTGATGCATAAAATTAGTTTTGTATATTAAACCACCATGGTAAATGAACTATTAATAAACCTAGTTAATTCGGTACTAGGATCAGGTAAACGTACTGCAAGAGGCAATCAAGCACATTCTTGTCCCTATTGTAATCACCATAAACCTAAATTAGAAATAAATTTCTCACAAAACAAAAAAGGATATAATCCTTGGCATTGTTGGGTATGTGATAAGAAAGGTACACGAATTTCTACATTATTTAAAAAAGTAAAAGCATCAACTGAAAAATTTGATGAATTATATAAATTAATAGGTAATGAACAAGAATACACCCAAAACCCTACAGATAAAAAAATATTAAGATTACCTAAAGAAATAAAATATTTTTCTGATATTACTATGTCTGATATAGAAGGTAGACGTGCTCTGTCTTATCTAAAAAATAGAGGAATTACTAAAGAAGATATTATCAAATATAATTTAGGATATTGTACATCTGGTAGATATCAAAATATGATTATTATACCATCATATGATGAAAAAGGTCATTTAAATTATTTTACAGGTAGATCATTTGAGGATAAACCATACATTAAATATCGTAATCCAGAAACATCAAGAAATATAATTCCATTTGAATTATTTATTAATTGGAATTTACCATTAGTTTTATGTGAGGGTCCATTTGATGCTATTGCTATTAAACGAAATGCAATACCATTATTAGGTAAAAATTTACAACAAAATTTATTAATGAAAATTGTTAAGTCAACAGTAGAAAAAATATATATTGCTCTAGATTCTGATGCTAGAAAGCAAGCATTAAAGTTTGCTGAAAAGTTTATGGATGAAGGAAAGGAGGTCTACTTAGTAGAACTCGAAGGGAAAGACCCTAGTGAAATGGGATTTAACTATTTTACAAATTTAATCCAAAAAACTCTTCCATTATCACAATATGATTTAATGGAGAAAAAATTACAACTTATATGAGTAAGAAAAAAATTAATCTAACAAATTCAACAACTTATTATAAAAAGTCATATAATAGAGTCTTAGAAATTAGTGAAGATTCAAAACAAATAACCTTACCAGATGCTAGGTATTATAGACGAAATGGAAAATATTATCCATCAATTACTTATGTTTTATCTTATTACCCTAAAGGTAAACATTTTGAGGATTGGCTAAAAAAAGTAGGATATTCAGCAGATTGGATTGTTAAAAAAGCAGGTGAAGAAGGTACTCAAGTACATGAAATGATTGAAGATTATCTTAATGGTAAAGAGTTAAACTTTTTAGTTAATGGGCAGCCAATGTACAATCCTTTAGTATGGCAAATGTTTTTAAGATTTGTTGATTTTTGGGAAACATATAAACCAACTTTAATTGAAACAGAAGTACATATATTTTCAGATGAACTTAAAATAGCAGGTACTTGTGATATGATATGTGAAATTGATGGTGAGTTATGGATTATTGATTTTAAAACATCTAACCATTTACAAACTACATATGAATTACAAACAGCGGTTTATGGTAAATGTTATGAGGAATGTTTTGGTAAAACAGCAGATAGATATGGTATTTTATGGTTAAAATCATCTAAAAGAGGACCTAAAGAAGGTGCTATACAAGGTAAAGGATGGGAATTGTTTGAATCAAAACGTACACAAGAAGAAAATATTGGTATATTTAATACTGTTAAAAAGTTATTTGATTTAGAAAATCCTAGACATAAACCAAGTTTTACTGAATTTAGAACTACAGCTAAAAGGGAGTTGTGATATTTATAACAAAATATTCAATTCATGATATCATTAGTACAGTTATTAAAAGAAGTGAGTATACCCAAAAATAAATGGGTACCACTATCGGGCAATGATATAAAAGATTTAGAAGATGACATTCTAGATTTAATTCAAAATGCTTATGGACCTATTGGAGGTCATCCTAATTATAAATCAGTTAGTGATTTAGCAGGATCTGATTATGAAGTAATAGATTTAGATGATGACCCAGATTTAGATGCTGTTACAGTAACTAAACAAAGAGCGGGTGGTACTAAACACGTTGGTATAGGACATGATGGTACAAGTCCAGGTAAAAGAGGAGCAATAGGTCATACAATTGATCAATTAGACGAACCTTCAAATTACATTGAAGCATCAGGTGCTATAGAAAATATTTTACGTAAGGCAGGAGTAGTACAAGTTACAGATGAAGAAACAATTCGTAAAGCTTTAAAAGGTAAAGAAATAAAAATATACGATGATGGTACTTATGATAGAATTTTAGGTGGTAAAAAGTATAGAAAAACAATGTTTGGAAAACCAAAAGTATGATAAAATTAATGCAATTACTAAAAGAGGCAACAGCATCTC